GATGAAGCATTAAGAAAAATCTATGATATTGAGACTGAAACAAACGAAAATGAGTTTATTACAATAGATAAAGTTGTAATAAATACAAGTTGGAACGAATATAAAGATTGGAACGAATTTGTTAAGGAATACTCACAATTTTGTGACGATCATAATATTGAAAATACTGAACAATTAAACGAATACGAAACAGTTTATGTCTTGCATGAAACTGACACTGCGTTTCTCGTAGTTCCTTTCTAGCTCACACTGAAACGCAAAAAGCAATTCCCCACCTTATCGGTGGGGTTTTGCTATAATATGCAGTAAAATAAGAACATGCCAAATGAAAAACCATATAAATTAATAGACAATCAAATACAAGAGCGATTATTACAAGCAATAAGACTTGGTGCCTTTATTGAGCATGCTTGTTATTATGCAGGGATAAATTCATCTACATTTCGTCTTTGGAGACAAAAAGCAAGTGAAAACATTGAGCCATACGCAAGTTTTTGGACAAAAGTAAATGAAGCCGAAAGCGAAGCAATTATGCGTAGATTAGCTCGTATTGAAAATGCAGGTAAAGACGGATCGTGGCAAGCTGATGCTTGGTATTTAGAAAGGAAATATCCTGAAAAATTTGGTAGGAGAGATCGTGTTGAATTAACAGGAGATCCTAATGCACCTGTTGAAATACAGTTAAATTGGGCAGACGGGAAGCTTATAAATAGAGAAAATGAAGTAATAATTCAAGAAGAGGAATAATGATTTGTGAAAAACACGATTTACAGTATGTAAAGTCTTGTATTTATTGCGTTTTGAGGTATAAATGGACGGAATAATTATTGTTATTTTAGTAATTAGTTTAAATTATCTTGCTTGGTGGTTGATTAAACATGATAAATTATAAAAATACTCAAAAATAGCGACTAAAAAAAGGAAAATATGAATAATAATTCTGTTGTGTGCTTTTGGTCAAAGTATGAGGGCCAAACTAATGTAAATGATTGGCTATATAATGAAATTGAGTTAAATGACTTTCATAAATTTTCTTTATTATCTCAATTAAAATACAACAAAGATGTTTTTTTATATTCATATCAAAAAATAAAAAATGTGCCTGAAGGGATCAATGTTGAGTGGGCAGGTAAGATATTTAATGAAAATTTAGCATTTAGGGCTTTAAAATTAGGACACAGTATTGCACATATTTCAGATATTGTGCGTATCAGGGCCTCATCTGTTTTAAATGGTGTAATAACTGATATGGATATGGTTGCGTTAAGGCCTTTACCTGAACAAGATAGTTTTTTTACTACAATACCTGCAAAGGTAACAGGTGCTATGGCCATACAGTTTAAAGACAACCACCCACCATTTAATATTAATGATAATTCATGGGACGGAAAAGCTTTAAGCAACTTCCCGACAAAAGTAGGTAAAAATATGGCCTATGACTTTTTAAAGTTAGCTAATAAAATTGAAAGACAACTTACAAAGCCACCAGTTAAAAGTACAAAGGCATGGAATTACATAATGTGGTCACTAAAACAAATAGCAAACAGTTATGTAGCAAGTGTGGTTTATCCCCCATTAAATTTTGGACCTATACCTGCATGGAAAGGGCCAAATAAATGCTACTCATTAGATTATCCAACAAAATTTGACGGCAAAACTGAACTATTTGGCTACAAACTACCTTCTATTGATCAAATACTAAATGAAAGTTATTATGTTGCACATTATTTTGAAAGTGCTTTTAAAGGATCAGGTAAATATGAAAATATTTGGGATAATATAAAGGTAGGTAGTTTATTACATGCAGAGTTAGAGCATGTACTTGGCCAACAATGGAGAGAAGTTTTAAATGGAGACTGAATTATCAAATACTAATGTTAGGCAGTATCAAGTTAAATTACCTGAACTGCATGAAGGACAAACAGAAGTTGCTATGTCTAATGCAAGATTTAAGGTTTTGTCAGCAGGAAGAAGGTGGGGAAAAACAAGATTAGGTGTATGGTTATGCCTTGAACAAGCATGGAGAGGTAAAAGGTCTTGGTGGATCGCTCCAACTTACTCTATGGCCTTAGAAGGTTGGAAAGACTTAAGGAATATAGGAATAGAGTATGGAACTGTTGTAAAAGAAGGAGAAAAAACAATAATTACTCCTACTGGTGGTATGGTATCAATAAAATCTGCAGATAATCCTGATAGGTTAAGAGGTGCAGGTCTTGACTTTGTTGTGTTAGATGAGTGTGCATTTATGAAAGAAAATGTATGGGCAGAGGTTGTAAGGCCTACATTAACAGAACGCAGAGGTGGTGCTTTATTTATATCAACTCCAAAAGGATATAATTGGTTCGAGAAACTATTTGAAAATTCTAAGGGCCTTGATGATTGGGAAAGGTGGCAACTTCCAACTACGACAAATCCATTTGTGCCTTTAGACGAACTTGAAATTGCAAGAAAAGAAATAGGTAGTTTTTTATATTCGCAGGAATATGAGGCACAATTTATTGAACAAGCAGGTGGGTTATTTGATCACGCGTGGTTTAAATATTATACTACAGGAAGCCGAACTGTTTATAACGAATATGGATATGAGGAAAATGAAAGACTTATTAGATACGATAAAACAGAAATACCGATTAATCAGTTACGAATTATCACTTCTGTTGATCTCGCAACGAGTACAAAAGAAAGTGCAGACTATACTGTCATTACCACGATTGGTGTTAGCAAAGATCAAAGAGTTTTTGTCTTAGATGTAATTAGAGCAAGATTAGAAGCACCACAGGTTTTAAAAGCACTTATACAACATTATGATAAATGGTCTCCTGAAATTATAGGAATTGAAAGGGCAGGTTATCAGTTAGCATTTATACAAATGGTGCGATCACAAACAAATTTGCCTATTAGAGAATTAAAGGCAGATAAAGATAAATACTCACGGGCACTGCCTTTATCTGCTAAAATGGAACAAGGTCTTGTGTATTTTGACAAGCAGAGTAATTGGTATTTGGATCTTGAACGAGAAATGCTACAATTCCCTGCAGGAGAACATGACGACCAAGTTGATAGTTTAGCTTATTGTATATTACAATTAGCAAGAAAGAACGAGTTTAGAGCATATTGAACGCAATGCAGGTTGGCTTTGAGTGGGCTATTCCTTTTTGGGTGTGTTCGGTAGCTCACTCTTAGCCGAAAGGATATTATGGCTGAAAGACGAAAGTTAAGTGATTTAATCTTTAACAGAAACGCTACACAATATAATAATGAAATAAAAAGATATAACTTTTTTAGAGATGATGACACACTGTATAACAACCAAAATTTTATTCAAGGTTGGCAAACAGGTGCAGGCAAATTTGATGTATCAACAATGGGCAATGGTGCTTCAAACTCAGCAGTTGTGGCTTGTCTTCAAGTTTTAAGTGTTTCTTTTTCTGAAGCAGTTTTACAAATTAAAGAGCATGAAGATGAACTTGACAAAATTGTAACAAACCACCCTTTAACTTTACTTATGAGAAGGCCAAATCCATACATGAGTGGAGATATTTTACAACAATATATTATAAATGCTATGCATGTATCAGGAGACGCATATATAATCAAGCAAAAAAATAATGCAGGTCAGTTAGTTGCTTTATATCCATTAATGCCTGAACAAGTAACTCCAAAAGGTAATAATGAGGAATTAATTACACATTACGAATATGAAACAATGAGTAAAAAAGTAATGATTATGCCTGAGGATATGGTACATATAAGACTTGGTCTTGATCAAACAGATCATAAAAAAGGTTTTGCTCCACTAAGAACTGTTTTACGAGAAATATATGGAGATGAGAGTGCAGGACAAATGGCAACTGCATTATTAGCTAACTCTGGTGTGCCTTCTGTAATGATCTCTCCAAAAGATGATTTTGGGCCTACACAAGAAGAAGCAGAACAAATTGCAAAAACATATCAGCAAAAAGTTGCAGGTAAAAATAAAGGTATGCCTTTGATATTAAGCGGATCAATGGAGATAAAGAAAATGGCTTTTAGTCCTACTGAACTTGACATAGGAACTTTGCGTAGAGTTCCAGAGGAAAGAATATCTGCAGTTCTTGGAGTTCCTGCAATATTAGCTGGACTTGGTGCAGGGCTTGAACGAGCAACTTATTCAAACGCAAAAGAACTTAGAGAATTTTTTACAGAAAATAAATTAATTCCTTTATGGAAACAGGTTGGTGAGGAAATAACACAACAGATACTTTTAAAAGATTATGAAGCAAATAAAATGACAACTGCAGTTTATAATTTTAGCGAGGTAAGGGCCTTACAAACTGATGTAGCAGATATTTACAATAGAGTAAATGTTGGAGTACAAGGTGGTTGGATAACAATAGCAGAGGCACGAGAAGCAGTTGGGTTGCCTGTTGCAGATAATCAAAAAGTTTATTTATTAGATAGTGCAAAAATGCTGATCCCAGAGGAAAATATTAATATGGATAAACAGGAAGCAGACACAAATACAGAACAAGAATATGAAGGTGCTGAAGTTGAAACACAAGATGATGAGGAAAAACAAGCAGAATTTAAAGTAATAAAAGAAATAGACGGAGAGTTTTGTGTTATTGCAGAAAATTCAGGAAAAAATATGGGGTGTTATCCAACAAGAGAACTTGCAGAAATAAGGTTAAGGCAAATATCAAGATTTAGTGATGATCAAAAAATAGCCTATGCACGAGATCAGTTTTCAACACAAGAAGAAGCGGAGATAAGAGCAGAAAAAATCGGTTGCGTTGGTTTTCATACAATGGACAAAGACGGAAAAGAAATTTTTATGCCTTGCGACAGTCACGATGAATATGAAAAGTTGGTTAATGGAGAACAAGAAGGTTAGTGCTCAAGTAAGAGAAGCACTCAAAAAAAAAGTTCAAGAACATAATGAAAAATATGGAGATGATCCAAAACGAAGAGTAACACTTCGTATGTTAGAAGCATGTTTTCGCAGAGGTGTTGGAGCATATAATACAAATCCTGGAAGTGTAAGGCCAAGTGTTAGAAGAAGTGGAGGAGCTGACAGGTGGGCATACGCAAGAGTTAATGCGTTTTTATATGCAGTAAGAAATTTAAGGTTTAGAAGTGGTAAATTTGATCTTGACTTATTACCTGCAAGCCACCCATTATCAAGTAAAAAAAATTATAAAGGTCTTTATGATGATTTAAACTTTACAATTCCTAAAGGTGCTAAAGAGGAAGCTAAACGAGGTCTTGAGTGGGTAAAAGAACATGGTAGAGGTGGAACTTCTGTTGGTAGGAACTCTGCAAGATATATTCTTAATAACACAACTGCAGGGCCTGAAAAAACAAGACATATAGCAAAATACTTCCCAAGACATGAGGTTGATAAAAGAGCTGAAGGTTGGAGGCCTGGAGAAAAAGGTTATCCTTCAAATGGTCGTATAGCTTGGGCTTTATGGGGTGGAGAAGCAGGTAAAACATGGAGCCAAAAACTTGTAAGGGCCATGAATAAACGAGATGAGAAAGCTACAAGCGCTTTTGAATTGATCAAAAGAAGAAATAAACTTAGAGAAAATAGTTGGGATATACGACTTAATAAATTTAGAGGAGAGGATAAAAAAGATATTTTATATAAAGAGCATGACAAATTGCTTACACAATGGGAAAAAATACTGCAAGAATTATATTTTAATTTATTACAAAAACAAGATAGACAAATACAAAAACAACTTAAAAGATACTTCCCAACTGAAGCAGGTATAAATTCAATTATTGAACTTACAATAGATGAAAACACAAAGTCATGGTCAAGTGAAGTTTATGATTATAATATTAGTCTTGTAAATGATTATGCCTTTTATCAGGTAGATTTGCTTTTACCAACAGAAAAAGAAATGCCACACTCAATTCCAATTATTACAAAACAAACTAAAAAAGAAATAATTGAACAAGGACTTTTCTATCGTCTTGTAAGTGTTGATGACTTCCCAATTCAAAATGTAAGATCAAATAAAGAAGTAGCTGAATATATAACTGCACAGGTTGATAATTTACTTCCTGCATTATCACAAACAAGCAAAAATAGGTTTAATAAAACATTTACAAAAGTTTTACAAGAAGCACTTGATCTTGGCTACACAGGATCGCAGTTGCAAAATTATGTTGCAAATAATGTAAAAAAATTATTAAGCAAAAGTAACTTAACAAGGGCCTTAACTATTGCAAGGACTGAAGGAAATAAATTAGCTAATTATGGTAGGCAAGTTGGTGCAAAATCCACTAATCTTGTTTATACTAAAGAATGGATCTCACAAAGAGATGGAAAAGTTAGGGACGCACATATAGTCCTTGACGGAACGGAAATAAACGAGGATAGCTTATTTGACTACAATGGATATAGGTTAGATTATCCCGGAGATAGTTCGCTTGGGGCTACTCCAGATCTAACTGTAAATTGTAGGTGTTTTTTAAGCTACCATGAGAAAAGGGTATAACTTGAAAGAATTTAAAGATAAAAGTTTATTAAACATAAGTGAAAATGGAACTGTTGAAGCAGTTTTTTCTGTATTCAATGAAATAGATAGCGACAATGATGTGGTACTTCCAAACTCAATTAGAAGTGGTTATGGAGATAAAGGTGTGGTTATGTGTTGGGGCCATGACTGGAAACAGATCATTGGTAAAGGAAAAATTGTGCAAGATGAAGGAAAAGCAACTTTTAAAGGTAAATTCAATTTAAACACAAATGCAGGTAAAGAAGCCTATGAAACAGTAAAGGCTATGGAGGATATGCAACAATGGTCTTTTGGTTTTGAAGTAAACGACAGTGAAATAGGAACTTTTACTAAAGATAGTGGAGAAAGCCATGAAGTAAGATACTTAAAAGATGTAAAAGTTTGGGAAGTTTCTCCTGTAATGGTTGGTGCTAATCAAAACACTTACACACTTGCAATAAAAGAAGCAAAAGATTTTGAAGAAAACGAGGAAGAAGTAAAAGACATAGGTTTAAGATTTACAGATGAGGTAGATAACTTGCTTATCAAGATGACTGCCTTATTAAAGAGATGTAAGGAGCTTACTGCCTTGCGTTTAAGTAAAAACAAGACTTTATCTGAAAGTTCAGTTGATGAGTTGGAGAAATTAAAGGACGCATTACAAGATATGCACCAAGATATTGACACACTTTTAAATATTGGAACTGATGATGAAGCAGAAGTAGTAGATTATCACGATGAGGAACTAAATGATTTATTTAAAGAAACAAATGAAATACTTAGTGACACATTGATGATAGATATTGGAGAAATAAATGAGTGAAAAAACAGCAAAACTTCAGGAATTAAGAGAAGGTATTGCAAACTTTGCTGAAAAAGATTTTTCTGACTTTACTGCTGATGATAGAGAAAAATGGGCTCAAATGAACTCAGAAGCTAAGGAATTAGCAGATGCAGTACGAGATGAGCAATTATTTCAAAAACAAAAGGCAGAAAACGAAAGTGAAATTTCTAAAGGAGCAGAGGTAAAAAACCTTCCTATTCATGAGGAAAAAGCAGAACCAATTGAAACTCTAGGAAAACAAATAAGTAACTCTAGAGCTTTTAAAGAATACATGGAAAATGGGCAACTTAATATCTCATCAGAAATTAAGTACAACCCAATTCTTGAAAGCAAAACACTTGTAGATGAAGGCTCAGCCTATCCACCTGCAGTGACTAGATCAGACTTATTGATCCCTACTGCACTAAGAAATCCTAATGCAGTTATTGACTTGTTTTCGGTTATCCCGACAACACAGTTTCAATACAAGTATTTAGAAGAAACAACCTTCACCAATAATGCAGCTGAAGTTGCAGAAGGTGGAGCATTCGGAGAAAGTGCTTTAGCATTTACAGAAAAAACAGAAAATATCAGAAAATTTGGTGTTTCTATTCCTGTAACTGAAGAACTTTTAGCTGATGTTGCTTCTGTTAATGGATATTTAGATAGCAGATTAAGAACAATGTTACAGTTAAGACTTGACGATGTTCTTATTGGAGGATCAGGTGTTGCCCCAATTATCAAAGGTATCTTAAATGTTTCAGGTATTAATACCTTTAACTTTTCAAGTTACGCAGGTAATTTAGGCAGAATTGGTCAGCTTTATCAAGCAATTACTGAAATCAGAAAAGACGCATTTTTAGAGCCAGACGCAATATTAATGCACCCTTCTGATTGGAACGATGTAGTTACTGCCGTAACTGCAGACTTTAATGGAGATGCAACTAAAGGTATCGCAGGTAAAGATCCTTTATTTGTTGGTGCAGGTATGTTCGGAAATGGTGTTACACCTTCCCTTTGGGGAGTTCGTGTAGTTCCTACTACCGCAATGTCTGCAGGAACAGTTTTGGTTGGAGTTTTTGGTGGTGGTTTAGCCGCACATATCGTCTCAAGAGAAGGTATGGAAGTTGCTATGTCAGATAGCCACGATGACTTCTTTACAAAAGATAAAGTAATGATGAAAGCAAGCATGAGATTAGGCTTCCCAGTCTATCGTCCAGCAGCTTTCTGTTCAATTACAAACTTTTAATTAAGTAGTTTTGGTTTCGCACTTGTCTTATAAACAGGCAAGTGCAAACCATACAGAAAAGGAAAATATGAAAATTAAAAAAGATTTATGGATCAATGAAGAAGGCCAAGTAAAAGAAGGCTCTAATGGAGAGTTGCCTAATGGTTGGGCAAAAGGTAAGTTAGTTGCTCGTGCAGGTGCTGAAATTAGTGATTTAGAAGCTAAAGAATATGGCTTAAAAAAAGAAACAAAGGCTAAAGAACCTAAAGATACAAAGTAGGTAAAAAATGGCTCACTCGCAATATGCAGATAAAAACGATTTAAAAACATATTTGGGTTTGAGTGGATCAGGTCAAGACACAAACTTAGATAATGCTATTAATGGAGCCTCTAGGCAAATTGATAAAATTACAGATAGATACTTTTATCAAGATGAAAGTGTCAATGCAAGATTTTATAATCCGACTAACCAATTTACTTTATTTGTTGATGATATATCAACTACCACAGGCTTGGTAGTCAAACTTGACACAACAGATGACGGAACACATGAAAAAACACTCACATTAGATACAGATTTTATTTTAAAGCCTTTAAATCCACAACCTTATGAGGTAAGTGACGCAGATTATAAAGCACCATTTACAGAACTTCAAATATTAGCAACAAGATCAAGTGAAAGATTTGATCCATTAATTATGAAAAATGTAAAAATTGAAGCTAAATTTGGTTATCCCGCAGTACCTGAAGCAATAAAACAAGCAACATTATTACAGGCAACAAGATTATTTAAAAGAAAAGATACACCCTTTAATGTGTTTGGTAATGAAGCAACAGGTACACAAGAATTATTTAGTAAATTTGATCCTGACGCAAAGATGCTTATAAAGGGTTATATTAAAAGAACTTTATGAGTTTTGATATACAGGGTGGTAGAAATCTTGCAAAAAGACTTGAATTAAATACACTTGCAGGAGTTGCTTTACGAAATTTTTTTAGTGCCTATGGTCAATTAGTTGTAACAACTGCAAAAAAGGAAGCTCCAAGATTTAGTGGAGATTTAAGAGGATCACTTACTTTTAAGCATGTTAGAGGTGCAGGTGGGTTACCTGAAGGAATTGATGTGTTTTCTAGAGCTGATCATGCGTTATTTGTGCATGGTTTTTATGATGATAAACACAAACTAAGTAAGCCATGGAGCAGAACAAAGCCTCATTGGCCACCAAAGAAAGCATTACAGGGTTGGGCAGACGCAAAAGGCATACCTGTATATTTAGTGCAGAAATCAATTTCAGAAAAAGGTACTCCAATAATACCATTTTTTAAAATTGCAATTAAGAAAAATGAAGCACAAAAAAAGGTATTATTAAAAGGAACAGGTGTAAAAATTACTGCGACTTGGAAAGCAAGTCGTAGGTTACCGAAAGGAACTTTGGGTAGTGGCTAGCTTAACAAATATACGAAATGAAATAAAAAATAATTTAGCAAATATTACAAGTTTATCTGTATTTGGTTTTGTGCCTGATAGCATAGAGCCTCCATGTGCAGTCGTTGGAGTTATGGAAAGCATAAACTATGACACAAGCATGCAAAGAGGTGCTGATAGATACGAAATACCTATTTATCTTTATGTTTCAAGGGTTGATGCTCAAGATAGTCAAGAAACTTTAGATAGTTTTTTAGCAAGTTCAGGTGCTAATTCAGTCAAAGCACAAGTTGAAAGCGACACAACCTTGAACTCACAAGCTCAATCTGTTAGAGTGATAAGTGCAGGACAATATGGTGTCTATAATATTAATAATATAAATTATTTAGGTGTTGAGTTCGTAGTAGAGGTAATAGCATGAAATATGAAATAAAGCAAAATTTAGAAATTAATGATAAGATCATAGAAAAAGGATCTATTGTTGAGCATACAGAAATTCCTAATAAAAGTATCAAATGGCTAAAAGATCAAGGAATAATTGTTAAAATAGATAAGAATTATCAAGCCAAAAAATTAGAGGAAGTCGTTGATGATCACGACACGGAATTTGAAGAAGTGCTTGAGGAGGAATAATGGGCTATGGAAAATACGGATCAAGTAGTAGTGGAAAACGAACACGCAGATCAAGACGAGGAAGTCGGAGAGGAAAAAGATAATATGGACTGTTGTGGATCAGGTTGTTGTGGTGGTAAATAATGGCTTTTAAACATGGTAAAGATACAAAGGTTTTTATAAATAACACAGAATTTTCATCTTATTTTAATAGTGTTGATAGCACACAAACTGCTGATGTTGCTGAAAGCACAACCTTTGGTAATTTAGCAAAAACATACATAAGTGGGAATAAAGACGGAACAATGACTATTACAGGTTTCTTTGACGCAACTGCAGACGATACATTACAACCTTTGCTTGGTGGTGCTGATATGATCATTTCAGTAGGAATTGACGGACTTGACGCAACAGATAGTTGCATATTTGGTCAAGGTAATATAAATAATTATGGTGTATCAAGCCCCGTTGGAGATATTGTAGCAACTTCATTAGACATACAAGCCGATAGTGGAATTTATAGTGGAACTGTTTTAGAAAACTCAACAGTCACAACCACAACCACAGGAACTGCAAGAGATAACACATTGAGCACTGCAAATGGTGGTGCAGGTTTTTTAATTGTAACGGCTAAAAGTGGGACTTCACCTACATTAGACGCAAAAATTCAGCATTCTGCCGATAATACAACCTATGTTGATCTAGTGACTTTTACACAAGCCACTGCAGAAACAAGCGAGGTAAAATTGGTAGATGAAGGAACAACAGTAAATAGATATCTAAAAGCGATTTTAACAGTTGGAGGCTCAACACCTTCATTTACTGCTATAATTGGATTTGGAAGAAATAATTAAGGAGAATAAGCATGGCTTTTGTGCATGGTAAAGATAGCAAGTTTAAGTTAGATAATGCAGGTGGTTCATTAACCGATATATCTACTTATATTAACTCTATTGACTTCCCGCAAACTGCAGATGTGGCTGAAACAACCACACTTGGAGACGGAAGTAAAACATACATTGTTGGTCTAAAAGATAGCACTTTATCAGTTGCAGGTCTTTGGGACGCAACTGCAGACGCAATTTTTGGTGCAGTCGTTGGTCAATCAGCTACTCTATCCTTTGAATATTCGCCTGAAGGTACTGGATCTGGAAAGATCAAATATACAGGAGAGGCAATTTTGACAAGTTACTCAAAAAGCTCCCCTGTTGGAGATGTAGTATCATATTCAGCCGATATGCAGGTAAGTGGAGCAGTGACTAGAGGTACACACTAAAATTTGATTAGAGTAAAGGAACACGCATGGAAATATTAAATTTAGATAATATAAAAAATATTCCTGATGTGCCTGTAAAAGAAATTGAAATTCCTGAGTGGAAGGCAAAAATACAGGTAAAAGGTTTAACAAAAAAAATGCAGGTTGAACTTGCAAGAATAAGCACCGATGAAGGAAAAGACGCATTTGATTATCAAAAGGCTTTACTCAAAGCTAGTGTCATTAATCCAAAACTAGATGATGACGCAATAGATAATCTTTATGAAAAAGACGCAGTAATTATTGACAAAATATTTGTTGAAATTGCTGATTTGAACGGAATTGGAGGAGACATACAGGCAGAAATGTCTGATGAGTTTCAAGAACAATCCTGATACTTTTTTTCAATTTAGATTAGCTCGTGATCTATCCATGACAGTTGGAGAACTTCGTAGTAAAATGTCTTCATACGAGTATAACCAATGGGTTGCTTTTTATGTTTATGAACAAGATGAACAGAATAAAGCAATTGCGTTAGCTCAAGCTGAAAGTAACAAGAGAAGGTAAAAATGGGTGCAGGATCAGATTTAATAATAAGGATAGCGACACAAGGAGCTAATCTTGCAAAGGCCCAATTAAACAGTTTAGGTAAATCAAGCACTCTGCTTGGTGGTAAATTTGGGAAATTAGCAAAAGTTGGTGTTGCAGGCTTAGCAGTTGCCATGATCGGAGTTGCTAAAGCAGTCTCAACAAGTGTCAAAGCATTTACTGAATTTGACGATAAAATGACGCAATCTTTAGCGATCATGAACACCACAATAGAACAACAAGACAGAATGGCTCAAGTTGCTCGTGATGTGGCCTTACAAACTACAATTAGTGCAGATCAAAGTGCAGAGGCATACTTTTTCTTAGCTTCTGCAGGTTTAGACGCAGAACAGTCAATTGCGGCTTTACCACAAGTTGCGGCTTTTGCTCAGGCAGGTATGTTTGATATGGCTACTGCAACAGACTTAGCAACAGATGCTCAATCAGCATTAGGCTTAAGCGTTGATGACGCACAAAAAAACTTAACTAATTTAACTCGTGTAACTGATGTTTTAGTAAAAGCAAACACATTAGCAAACGCAACTGTGCAACAATTTTCGGAAGCATTAACAACTAAAGCAGGTGCGGCTTTGAAGGTTGTAAATAAAGATGTTGAGGAAGGTGTTGCAGTTCTTGCGGCTTTTGCTGATAGAGGTGTTAAAGGTGCAGAGGCAGGAGATAAATTAAATCAAATACTTCGTGATATTCCTAGAGCAACTTCAAAAAATAAAAAAGAATTTGAAGCATTAGGCTTAGAAATGTTTGACGCACAGGGTAACTTTAGAAATGTTGCTGATGTTATTGAGGAACTTGATAGAGTGTTAGGACCTATGAGTGACGAAATGAAAGCGGCTACTCTTGATCAATTAGGCCTTAATCGTGGTGTTGCAGACGGAATTAAAATATTATCAGGCTCTACGGATCAAATAAGAGAATATGAAAAAGAACTTAGAGCAGCTGCTGGAACAACACAAGAAATTGCCGAAAAACAGTTGGAAAGTTTTAAAGCACAAACACAAATACTTCAAAATACACTTCAAAATTTAGCAATAATTATTGGCGAGGATATTGTGCCTGCTTTAGAAAAGGCAGTTCAATTTTTTCAAACTGCAACAGAACGAGTTGTTGCTTTTAAACAAGGACAAAAAGACGCAGAGGATAGTGCTAAAAAGTTTAAATTAGCCGTTATCGGTGTTGTGGCAGTTTTAGGACCTTTAGCTCCAGTTGCAACTGCAGTAGGAATTGCTATTGCAGGTATTGTAAAAATAATTGGTAAAGGTAATGAGGAATTTAGAAAACAAGAGGAACTTGGTAAAAGAGTAAACAATGTTTATGAACGCATGCGTAATCAATATAATGACACTTCTGATGAAGCAGACACATTTATTGACACAACAAAGTCGCTTGATGATATATTAGACGGAACAAATTTTACAGTTGCTGAATTAACTCACCTTTTAGATAAAAACGGGATAGCCTTAAATGATAATGCAAAGGAAGCCTTACAGACTGCACAGGCATACGAGGACGGCTTATTTGGAGGCTTACAGAGTGTAATGCAGGCATTTGATCAATTACAGGCAATACAAGACAGAATAGACAGTGCAGAAACAAAACGAAACAAAGAAGTCGCAAAAAAACTTAAAGCAGATGAGGCAGTTAAAGACGCAACAACAGAATTAGAAAAGGCACAACAAAAACTAAATGATGTTAAGGGTCTTGGAGCTATTGTTACTGCTGAAGAGGAACTTGCAATATTAAGGCAAGAACAAGCAATAAATGAACTTAAAGAAGCAGAGGAATTATCTGCAATACAAAAACTTGAACTACAAATATTAGAGGAAGGTTTAATAAAACTTCGTGAGGATAGTGTTGCATTATCACAAGAGGAAGAAAAAGCACTTCAAGATGTTAAAAGAGCAGAAGAAACCTTAACAAGAGCAAAAGACTTACAAACAGAGGCTATTGATCGTGTTGCTGAAGCTCAAAAACAATTAAATAAATTAAGTGAAAAATCCGCAAGAAATTTACTTGAACAGGCAATAGCACAAGAAAATTTAACAAAGGCTTTAGCAGGTTTTGGTGTTGGTACTAAAGGTTTTGAGGACGCATTAAATAAATTAGCAAAAATAACAGGAGAAAAAATTGGAGAAATTAATGGTTTATTTGGAAATTTATTTAATAACGCAAGTAATTTATCAAAGGTTGGAATTGATTTAGGCCCTGCAACAAGCACAGGTGGAAGTTCTGGTGGTGGTGGAGGTGGATCTCCACAAAAATTCCCTGCAACAACAACAACAACAAGTGACGCAAGATCAAGATTAACTGCCGAGGTTTTAGGAGAAACAAATATAAATATTTTTAATCAAGGAACAAATGTTGGTACTTCAGATGAGTTTATTGAAAGTGTTTCTACTGCATTTCAAGAGGCAAAGAAACGAGGAGTTGATTTTCTCTAATGCCTGTTGCCTTTGACAATGATGTTACTCTAAAAGTTCAAGTTGCTTTTGACAGTAATCCATTTGACGCAACGCAATCATATACAGATATTTCTACTTTTGTAAGGCAAATATCTACAAAACGAGGTAGAACAAATGAATTAGGCCAATTCATAAATGGAACTGCAACATTAACATTATCTAATGCAGATAATAGGTTTAATCCCAATAATGAAACAAGCCCTTTTTATGACACTTCAAACTCAATTACAAAAATACAACCTTATAAAAATGTAAAAATTACTGCGATTTATGACAGTGTAGAATATCCCATTTTTTTTGGTTTTCTTGACACAATCCCTGTAAAATATCCTGCTTTAGGTGCTGATAGCACGGTTGATTTTAACTGCGTTGATGCTTTTAAGATATTTAATTCACAAAACTTTGAGAGTGCAGGCTGGAGATTAGGTCGTGGTGGTTTTAGTGAAATTGGAGAAACAACTGTATTGGGATATGAGGATATTCAAGAATTAAGTTCAGCAAGAGTATCAAGAATATTAAATTTAATACAGTTCCCTTCTTCACTAAGAGACATACAAACAGGAACAAATCAAGTGCAAGTACAAAGTGGAACAAATACAAATATATTAACTGCATTAAGAGAGTGTGAAATTGCAGAAAATGCACAATTTTTTATAGGTAAAGACGGAAAGGCAGTTTTTAGAAATAGAGATTATAAGTTATCAAATACTCGTGCAACTTCAATTCAGGCAAGCTTTAGTAATGACGGGACAAACTTACCTTACACAAATGTAGTTACAACCTTTGATTTGAACGAAATTATTAATGTGTATGAGTGGACAAGAAAAAATGGATCAACACAATATATATCTGATGGAGACAGTGTGCAAAGATACAGGCCCTTAACAAGTAATAAAACAACAATTAATGTAAGTGACGCAGATGTTTTGTCATTAATTGAACAAAAAATAGCAGAAACTTCACTTCCAATAGTTCGTGTTGATCAATTAACTATTAATCCAAGACAAGACACAAATACTTGGGAAAAGGCTCTTGGTCTTGAATTTGGAGATAGAATATCAGTAAAAATAGTAAATCCTGATAGTTCAAGCTATACTGATGAGTTGTGGATAGAAAGTATAAGCCACAATATAAATGCAAGTGCTCAATCATGGAACTGGGGCTTAACTCTAAGTCCTGCAAGTTCAAGTGCGTGGGTTTTGGGGTCTGCTAGACTTGGAATTGGAACAAGATTTGCATATAGTTAATAAAAAGGAGATTTAAAAATGGCTGGAGCAGGTTGGAAATCATATAGCACAGGAGATTTAATTAGTGCAACAGAATTTCAGACTTTTATACAGGATCAAGTTGTGCAAGTATATGCAGACGCAACTGCAAGAGATACTGCGTTAGGAACAAATGACGCAGAAGGTATGTTTTGTTTTCTAAAAGACAGTAACACTTTACAATTTTATGACGGATCATCTTGGGTAAACTTTATCGGCGAAGGAGATATAACAGGTGTAACAATAACTACAGGAAGCACTTCAGGTTTATCAGGTGGAGCGGCTGCAACTTCAGGTGCATTTTCATCTACATTAGTTATTTCGCCTAATCTAGCAACTTCAGCAACTGTTGCAAGTGGAGATATTGTGTTAATAGGAGACGCAGACGACAGTAATAATTTAAAAAAGACAACCGCAGGAGATATTGCAAACTTAGCAGGTGGAGTTTCTTTAGGTTTAGTATTGGCTTTATCATAGGAGAGGATAAAAAATGGCAGACACGCTACATTCAGTTCAGGGAGTTTTAGGAACTTCAGCAGGAGACATTGTTGATGCAGTACCTTCAAGCACAACTGAAACTGTAATTGGTATTCTTGTTTCTAATGTAAGTGGATCAAGTGCTGATGTAACTATTGATCTATCAGTAACAAAATCAGGTGGAAGTTTAAGACACATTTTAAACGATGTATCTTTACCATTTGGAACTACAATAGAAATAACAACAAAAATCACACTTGAAACTGGAGACAAACTACAAGGTTTATGCTCAGCAGCTTCAAGTGCAGAATATAATGTATCATTTTTGCGACAAACTTAAGGAGTTGATCAATGGCTTACTTAGGGACGCAACCTAATGATGTAAAAAAGAATACAGGTTTATATACACCTAGTGAAATATTACAACTTACTAAAGATGGTAGTTGGGGTGGTAGCTTAGAACTTATTGAGGAACAAACTTATTCAGGTGCAGTTTCTTTTGTAGATTTTACTTCAATACA